GCTTAAAAATTTTCCGCCAAAATTTTGACCCTTAAGATTTTTTATGACTAAACTATGGAGGATATGGAAGTATGCACTCGGATCATTCTCAGACGAGCGAACCAAAAAATATGACAATCACGTTGTTGTGGTACGGTCTATTATATTCCTCTCTTATCTCACTACTAACTGCTTTATTATTGCGGGGGTTATTCACAACTGGTGACTGAATATGAAAGACGAGCAGAAGACCCCTGTTGGCAACACAAACAAGAGTGTATCGCAATGTTCACCCTCGATTCACACAACACTTCTTACATATATCGAAGAGAAGATGGCACATATTACTGGCAGCATTGTAGAAAGGAAGCGGAAGACGACCTCTTCGTAGATGCCGATGGATTGCAACTAGAACTCCTAGGTAATCCTGTACTATCTAAAGAATTTATTTTTAAAGCAATATATTATTAATAACCGCCACCATAGTATCCTCCACCTGAGGATCCTGATGAACCAGAAGATCCAGAAGAAGAACTACTACCACTGCTACTGCTGCTAGAAGAACTAGAACTAGATGATGAACTGCTGCTAGATGTGCTGCTAGATGTGCTAGTTGTACTGCTAGTTGTGCTAGTCGTGGTTGATGTAGTTGTAGTTGTTGCTGCTGCTGTGTCTGTTGAGGTTGCGACTCCAACGCTGCCTGATGTAACAGCAGAACCAGTAGGACCATAGTCAAATGTAGTTGTGCTAGTTGCTGCTGATTGTCTAGATACACTCGCACTGACAAAACCTGCAACATCAACAAACCTCGCTGCAATAGACAGTGGGGTTTTCTTATTGTTTACATCATCTAATTCTGGATGAGGTTCATATGCAATCTGATCTTCAAACTCATCTATCATTAAATCAACTAGTGAGTTTGTAGGTAATAGTATCTGTCTCTTTAACTCATTCTGATATACCTCATGTTCATAGTTACTTACTGGATATCTTGATTGCTCTGCAGTTTTTGTAGTTCCGTCTGGCATCACAGTTCTAAACGAATCTAATACTTCTATACCTTTCTTTGTTATTATAATGTCTCCGTCTGTTACCTCATTTGTTTCGTAATGATGAACAGCATCTGGATCAGTATAGTTTTCTTGGACAAATTTTAGTAGGTCATTATTATTCTTTGGCCACTGTTCATAGAAGTCAGTTATATTATTTACTAGGAGTATAACCCAGTCTAACTTAGAGTCTCTAAACAATCTATATGCTAGTGATGATGGTGTATCAATATCTGATATTGAATATGCTTCAAAACCTGTTACATATTGATCTAGATTTTCTCTGACTTTAACTCTACGAAATATATTTTTTACCAGACGATATTTGTATGCCTCATCTTCGCTGACACCTTCGCCAATATAAACGTTTGGAAAGTAAGTAAAATATGCTGACATTAGTAACCTGCTCTTAGATCTGCTTGACTGATAACCTTTGTTTCTGTAAAGGACATATCAATTTGAATGACTGGTACATGAATATGACCATCAAGACCCTCTATATCTTTGAATGATGTGTATTGCCCATCAGGTGTGTAGTTAACACTCATCCCAGTGCATACTGAATCATTTACTTTGAACATTAGTTCTGGATTTCTTATTGTAGAAGATCCTACATTGGGACTCATTCTCACAAACTTTATCCTATATTTATCTGGAACTTCAAAATATCTGGATTGATTTAATGTTTCACCTAGGTTATTAATACTATCAAGAACCTCTTGATTTCTTTGCTGTGCTTGTTCTTGACTAAGACCCTCTGTATTTGCTAATCCATCACCATCACCAAGATCAAACAAGTTTGCACTACCACCTGCAATCTTAGGTGCAGCACCTTCTTTTAAATAAGTTACAATCCTTCTTATTTCTTTTGCTTCTTTTTTTGATCTAGCATATAATTTAAATGAAAAGTTATGACTTCTAAAACCCATTGAGTTGAAGATTTGTTCTGAGAATGGGTTGAACACTCTACCTTGTGCTATCGCAGTTATCTGATTTGCACTCGGTCCTCCTCCTCCACCTGATAAGTTGTTAAGAGAACTTGATACCTTTGATATCATATTAGCAGTTGCTTCTGGCAAGATTGCTTGTGCACCTGCTGTTATTGTTGATGCTACTTTATCAAAATTTAAACCACCTGTGCTTCCTTCTCCTGCTAGTGCTGATGCCATGACACCTGCTACACCCATATCAACTTTACTATATGATGGTGAATATGAAGTTGATATGCCCTTTGGCATTGCTATATATACTCTCTCCTTATTATCATCTGTTAATATTTTGCTGTTCGGTACGTTCAATCCTTTATAACCGTCTGCCTCATCATCATAACTTATTCTGTATCTATGAAACATAACATAGTCAGTCGCCTCCGTGGGATATTCTTCATCCCTTCCTTCTGGAGACACTGGTCTATATGGATATTTTAAAACACTCACTACTTTTTCCTAAATACTATGTGAATCTATATTATATTTATGAGGTATCAAGGAAAATATCGACCTTCTTATCCTAGAAAGTATAAAGGTGACCCCAATAATATTATTTATAGGTCATCTTGGGAATATAAGTTCATGAAATGGTGTGACTATACAACATCTGTACAAGAATGGGGTAGTGAGGAGATTATCATTCCATATATCTCACCTGCTGATGGTAAACGTCACAGATATTTTCCAGATTTCTATGTCAAAATACAGAATAGAAAGTATCTGGTAGAGGTAAAACCATTCAAGCAAACCCTTGAACCCAAACCTCAAAAAAGAAACACAAAGAGATACATAAATGAGGTTGTTACCTATCATATTAATAAAGCGAAATGGAAAGCAGCAACTGAATTTTGTAAAGATCACTCTTGGGAGTTTATGTTAATCACTGAAAAGGAACTTAAAGTATAATGGCAATCCCTAGTCCGCAGAACGCTAGAAAAGTCGCTCCTATGCATGGTGTAGGTGGGTTTCTTAGCAACATGCTTAAGAATAGTAAGAACACACCTGCTACATTAAACAAGTGGTCGGTTAGTTTTTCAACTCCATCGATACTACAGTCAGCATCTCTAGGAGGTGGTAGTGGAGGTGAAACTCTGACTTTAGAAAAGGGAACTGCTGCTGACTTACTAGATTATTATGCAAACACTGTGAATCTACCTAGTAGACAGCTCACTACTGCACAGTTTCAACCACCAGGTGCATCTGTAAAGTATGCAACCAACCAAGCATTCAGTGAGATGAGTATAGAGTTTACTATACCTAGATCACAATATACGAGAGCAATATTTGAAACATGGTTGAGTAGAATCACAAGAGATTCCAATCAGTACGTTGATTTCTATGAAAGATATACTGCACCTAGAGTAAGGATATACAAATGGGAGACAAATAGTTACACATCTAACTTAGATATTAGGTTTAATAATCTAGGAGAACTGACTGGTTGTTGGGAGATGCAAAATGTATTTCCATATAACATTGGTTCTATAGAATTAAATAATGAACAAAACACCAAGATGACTTTGAGTATAGGATTCTTCTATGAAAGATATAGATTCTATGCACCAGATGAGATTACAGATCCAGGTAATAACTTCTTTATGACAGTCCCTGCTCCCTTTGGTGGAGTTCTAGGAGATTTCCAAGAGGGTAGTCAAATTTTAAATACCTTTACAAGATCTGGTCAAACATTCTTAGCAGGACAAGTAAGACCTTTTGACCTCGCAGGATCCTTCTCAGCGTAGTCTGCTAAATAAAATATGACGTGAAATAATTTATGGCATTACCTAAGTTAAATGTACCTAAGTACAAATTGAAACTGCCGTCTGACGGTAGAACAGTGAACTTCAGACCATTCCTTGTAAAAGAAGAGAAGTTACTATTGCTTGCTACTGAAACTGGCGAACAGTCAGATATCATTGAGGCAATCAAAAACATTATTATATCTTGTACGGATTTGACAACCGTAGAGGGGTTAGCAACCTTCGATATCGAATATCTTTTTCTTAATATCAGATGCAAATCTGTAGGAGAGACTGTAGATGTAGTTGTTACTTGCCCTGATGATAATGTGACAACTGTAAACGTATCTATTCCATTAGATACAATCAAAGTTAAAAAGACTAGAGGACATAAGGCAGAGATAAAATTATCTGATGAATGTTCTATAACAATGGGTTATCCTAGTCTGGACATGTTTGTCACCGCAAACTTTACTGATGAAGACGAAAACCGTGTTGATGAAGTTTTTAAAATGGCAGCGTCCTGTATAAAAACTATTCAAGACCCTAATCAAGTATATGTGTGTGCAGAAGTTCCTCCGAATGAGATCCAAGAGTTCTTTGACGACATGAACAGTGCACAGTTTGCTATGGTTCAGAAGTTTTTTGATACCATGCCCAAGTTGACTCATACTATCAAGGTCACTAATCCAAACACAGGAAAAGAAAGTGACGTAGTGTTAGAAGGGTTAGCGTCTTTTTTCGCTTAGCTCTACTGCATACTAGTCTTCAATCTTATTATGAGGGGAACTTTGCATTGATGCACCACCATAAGTGGAACATTGAGCATATAGATAATCTCATGCCTTGGGAAAAGGAACTATATGTTGACATGTTAATCTCGTTCCTTAAAGAAGAAGAAAAACGCATGAAGGAGCAACAAAAGTAGTGGCAAAACTAGTGCCTTACAAAAAAGTTAAGAGTAACGCTTCCAAATCAGTGAAGGGAGCGTTGAAGAAGGCTGTGAATACTAATATATTCGCTGCGAATCAACTTGGTTCTACTCTTAACAGCGTTGGTAATATTACTACTGATCTAGTTAAAATATCAGAAGCGTTTAGAAAGACTAGACTCAATGATGAAAAGGATGAACGTAGACAAAAAAGATTAGACAAAGATCAGGCAGCAGAGGATAGGCAGGAAGGTAAGAAGGTAGATGATTTTAATAAGAGTGGTAAAGATAAAGATACGGAGAAGGAGTTTAAGAAAAAGAAGAAACCAAAAATGTCTCTCTTTAAAAAGGGCAAAGGCATGGGAGGTTTCCTACTAGGTTTCTTAGGACCTGTAGGTGGTGCTTTGGCATCTATTGCTGCTGCAGCAGCAACTTATAAGTTGATGGAGTACTTCTCTAAACCAGAGAACACTGAAAAGATTAGAGAATTTATAGAGAAAGCATCCTTTGTATTTAAGAAACTGTTTGGTTGGGCAGGGCAACTGATTGATGCTACCATGACAGCTATTGATCAGTTGTTTGGTAAAGAGAAGAGTATAGGTGAGAGACTATTAGGATTTGGTAAGATTGCT